CAAAGAATGAGATGCGGGATCTCTTTGCGGTCAACGTAACTCTGGAAGGTCTTCTTGTATTCTTCAGGAAGGATACAGTCGGCAATAGTCTTAGGACGAAATTTCTCAACCCACAATGATTCATTCATAATATAATTCTCCAATTACTCAGTGACTATTCTAGCCCATTTACCGTTCTGTTTCAAGTACATGTTTCCGTCTAGACCGACTTGAATACTTGCGTCGACCTGTTTGCGAGTTCCAGGAACAAACGCTTGATCAGAGTAAGGCGAATATAAAAAACCTTTATTTGAAGGTGAAGGCGGAACCTCTTCACCATAAGCTGCAGTAAATGTTATATTATAACCAGTGCTTTTTTCAAGTTGCTTTACTGCTTCGCTCTTTCCTGGGGTAGCAGCAACCAGTGCCGCAGCACCAGCCACACCAGTTGCAGCAACGCCGCCAGCAAGACCAAGGACTTTAAAAAAGTTACGTCGTGTATTCATATCAAATCTCCATAATAAAGAAAGGGTGGGGAAGGTGAGTTCCCACGGTGAGCAGTCTGGCGGATTGTACCGTCGGCAAGAAACCGCACCCTAATATTTTATTTAGCCACCTGTTCGTACATGTCGACAAAGTCATTCTGCTGAGCAACTTCTTCTTCGAAGCTACGCTTGTGATAGACCTTTGCCAACTTGCGACCCAACTTCTTAGGAATCTCACATTCGTCCTGAAGACGATCAAGAATTTCCTTGATCAGATCGCGCTCAGATTCAACACGAGTCAGACTGTTTGAGATTTCCTGGAGCATACCCAGGATCTTTGCCTTATCTGTTGGTGACATGATTATTCTCCGAAGGTCGAACTTGCGGCTTCAATCGCAATGAAGTAATTGATTGCTACAGAAGTATGCTTGAAGCAAGCCAGACCCTTCTTAGCAATGGAAACTTCATAGGAGCCATCCATCAGCTTGAAGTTTTCAACCTTCATCACAACATGGAACTTGGTTCCGTTGCCAGCACCAATTTCAATCTTCGACTTATCCGAAGCATCATCCTTAACGTCAGTGGCAATAAACTGAACGGTGTCACCATCGCTTTCAAACACAAAGTTTGGCGAGCCAGAGATGCCAGCTGACTTCTTCATCCAATCAATATCTTCTTGCGAAAGATTGAAAGAACAATCAGCTATACCAAGAGAGATAGTCTTCTCAGGAGGAACAATGATCACCTTCGAAGAGCAATACTTGATATAGTCAGACTTCTTCTTGTTCTCTGTGGCGATGATGATCTTGTCATCATCAAACGAAAGTTCAGCACCCTTGTACAAAGAGACCTTTGCAAGCAACTTGTTCAGATCATACAGAGCAAATTCCTTGGTGAAAGTTTCGCCAACTGTAGCCTCAACAAAGATAGTCTTCAAAGGGGAGATAGTCTTGAGAGTATTCCCAGCCCTGAACTGAAGGCTCTGGTTGATTCCAGAGAAGTTTTTCAACACATTAATAGTATCATCAGACAATTTCATAATTTACAACCTCATTTGCTTCAACATGTACATTATTATATACGCTTTTCACTAAAGAGTCAACTACAATTATTAGATCCTCTAGCGAGCCATTATTGCTAATGGTCGTATCATTATCACACCCAATCCATGCCCATTCACTGTAATGAACTTCTGGATACTTTTGCTCCATCAATTCATCGCGGTCTTGCAGTAACCATTGGTCATCTTCATGAGTAATGTTTTGCTTTAAAGCAGTATCATACCACTCAGGTTTTTGACCGCGAGTCACTCGAACAATCTTGCCGCCTAGATCTTGAATCATTTTGATTTCGTTTGGGAAACGAACGTCAGCAATAACATAGTTCTTGTCAGGGTTGATACGACGCTCAACCGAGTAGATCCATAGATCAGTGTGGAAGATTTCGCGACCAGCTTCTGTACCCATCAGCTGAAGTGCCAGTCTTGGTGAAAAGTCTTTACCCATTCGCTTAGACCACCAAGCATCTGGCTCTTCACGCCATGCTCTAGACTTGATCGTATCGCCTTCAAGGAGAGAGCGATCCCAACCGAAGATGGTTGAGACCGCATCCTTCACACTGCCAGCAAAACTTTCTTTGTTGTAGCCATGACGCTCAACAAGCAAGTCAGCAACAGTACCCTTGCCAGACCCAATAAATCCAACAAGTCCAATAATCATAAATTACAGAGAACCAACAAAGTTGGCCACTGCTGGCATATCACCAGTGAACGCATAGGTTCCGATGTGGTGAGTCTTCATCCACGGGCAGAGCCAAATCTGACCACCGATATTTCTCCACCACTGGCAGAACATATAGTCTTCAGACAGGTAACGATCAGAACCACCAAACTCACGCTCTTCACCATTGACTACAACCTTGCGCTTGCGATCAATAACGGTGTCGAAGTAAGCATGGATGTAACGCTGTCCGTCGAAGTTTGCCTGACCAACATGGTCTGGGCGATAGCTGAACTCAGGATATGCTTCACGGAACTTGTCGAATACGTGACGCTTAACCATCATAAAGCCAGTGCCAATTTCAAGGACTTCAACTGGTTCAGCAACAGAGAACTTCTCTGTACCAGGAACTGGATTGAAGACAAAGTCACCAGCAAGTTTTTCCATATCGCCAGGCTCAATATCAGGATGCTTTTTGACACCTTCTTTAACGGAAGCCCACTTGATAGACTTCTTAGGATAAGGTCCACCAACAACATCCTTATCAAGAGCCAAGCAAGCAATTACGTCGCGTGGGTCAAAGTGGATATCGGCATCAATAAAGAGCAAATGGGTGAAGCCTTCTGCGCGAAGGAATTCATCAACAAGATAGTTGCGTGCTCTGGTGATTAGAGACTCATTAAAGATAAATGAGAATCTAATTTCAATCCCATATTGAGAACATATGGATTGTAGATCTAGACAAGACTTCATATACATACCATGATTCATACCACCGTACATCGGCGTCGCCACGAATAATTTATTTTCGCGTAATTTTTCAACAGATACTTCTAATTGCATATTATAACTCCAGAGTAAAATTCAAATCAACGTTTTATATAGTAAACATCCACTAGAAAAGTTGATTGACGATATACTCGACAACCTTCTTTTGCTCATTTATATTGTTATTCTTAAATCGAACTGTATTAAACATCAAAGCCATGTTAGACATGATATTCGATATCTTTGTTTCACGACCCTGTAACCAAGTTTCATTTTGGTTACTTCCTCGTTCTTTATAACGTTCTGCCCTAGTAGCCTTATCGGTTTCAAGGTAAACGATCTCACAATCGTAATTGTCTACGCAATGTTCCAGGAAGGATGCAGTAAATAAACGATCACCCTCATAGACTACGATAGAAGCTGGATCTAGTGAAGCTAAGAATTTAATTGCTTCTGGCTGAACAGCCATACTCATTCTATCTGTGCCTGAAAAAACTTCACCCTCATCATACTTACCAAGAACAAAACAGTTCTCGTACTGTAGATATGGCACAAGTTTAAAGGCGTCATATTTTTTAATCCAATCTCGAGTAGATAAAACCTCTTTTATCAGAGTAGTCTTACCCGATCCTGGCTCACCACCTATTGCAATAATTTTCATAACAACCTCAAAATAGTACAGTATTTATAGAAGAATAGTAGTCATTCTTAAAACAGTCCCAGTCTTTATTCATCATGATAACTTGACCAGTCTTTAAGTAGTGGTTTTGTTTATCGGGGCAAAGACCACCATCACCTGCATTGTCTTCCAGTCTAAGATTTTCTGGAAGGCATTCTTTTCTCATATCCCAAAAATGGTTGAATTTATCCCCCCACTCAGACTCCGCATACTTAATACGATTATAGAACATATCCATGTAGACGTTAGGATATCTACGATTGGGTCTATGCCAAGATTTATAACAGCAAAGAGTGCTCTCTAAAGTGAAATGGGTAACGTCTTCATGATCTATTCTTTGACGCGCTTCATCAAGCAACTGATCACCTTCACGGGTTAACCAACTAATCGTTTCTTTCTCGTATCCTGGAAAATTTGGATTAGTTGAGCCTTTTACATCCCACCAATCAAGATCATCTCTACCAAGAACCTTACAAAGACCATTTCGGTGTGACTTTGATCCATTGATATCATCTAGGAAAAGGCTATTACAATCTAGATTAACTTTCTGAATACGAAGATATTCCAAATATGAGAACGTTGAGAGTCGACCAAACGACATAAAGTTGGTTCTTACAAAGTCCCAAGTCTTTTCAAAGTTCTTATACTTGTCGCCTGTATCTGTTAGAGAGGAAAATAGGTTTTCCTGAGAGCCAAACTTATCTACTTGCGCCTTATATGAACGAACGCAGTTAGGGAAGCCAGTCTTTCCAATCTTGAAATACTTCCTATCAGAGTCCCAACCAGAGCCAGCCTTAAACTTCTGATGATTCTTGTTCCACCAATCTTCAAGGTCGTCAAAGTCAATTTTACTTAGACTCGGATAACGCCCAAAGATCATCGATGTTGTTACAATATTCTGAGAGCAACCATTTATAAAAGCAACCCACAGCTTGTCTTCCATAGACATAGAGTAATGCTTTGCTAGCCAAGGGAAAGCAAAGTATACTGCGCCAGGATGCGACCTATTCTTTAGATGAAACTCATAGAATCGAAGGAAAACTTCCCTACGATACTTTGGTTCCCTAAAGTCCAACCCAGCCACAAGGTCTTTAACCTCTGGCTGATTGTTTAGTTCAGACCAACGACCAATTAGTTGATTAGATGA